CACCTCGAGGTGTTCGAGAACCTGGTGGAGAGTGACCGCGACATGCTGCGCGACATCGTGAACAACCAGCTCATACCTCGTATGGTGAAGCACGGTTTCCCCATCAAGGGACTTCGCTTCGAATGGGACGATGCGGTGGACTATACTCCCGAGCAGCAGGTGGCATACGAAACTATGATTGCGGACCGCTATGAGGTGGACCCGACATACTTTGCCGAGAAGTACAGTATGCCTGTAGGGGAACGCCGCCAGGCGACACCCGTCGCCCCTGCTCCTGATGACAACGATGATGAAAGCAACGACCCGACAGGGGGAGACGAAGACGGCAACAAGCCGAAAGGCAAGCAAAAGAACGCCCACCGTTTTTTCGACTAAGCCCCACTGACTATGTGGGGCTGCACCAAAGGTATGCAACACTGCTTGAGGGGCAACCGCTTGACTTTATCGCTGGGCGTAAGGAGGAAGAGGAGAAGATACGCACCCAACTGTCAGAGCTCTTTGACGGGATGATGCAAACGCTGTTCCGTCAGCAGGGGGCTCACCTCGACATAGAGGTTCTGGAGACTCCCAAAATGCAGGAGTTCATAGAAGCACACGCTTCGGTGCTGGACTCGTCTTTCGAGAAGGTGAAGATGTCCGACCTTATGCGCCGTAGGCTCACACGCTCAAACTATATCTTCTCGGGAATGAAGACCTTCCACGAGCTGAACGAGGCGTTCCCCTCCCTGCTCGACGAGGACGGCAGCCGAAAACCGTTCGAACGCTTTTTGAACGATGTTCGAAAGATAGACGAGAAGTACAACGGCAACTATCTGCGTGCGGAGTACAACTTCGTGGTCTCCTCGGCTGAAATGGCTGCCCGATGGGAGGGTTTTATGGAAGACGGGGACCGTTACCACCTCCAGTACAGAACTGCCAACGACGGCAAGGTACGCCCCGAACACGCCGCGATGCACGGGATAACGCTCCCGCCTTCAGACTCGTTCTGGGAGGAGTTCTACCCACCCAACGGTTGGAACTGCCGATGCACGGTCATACAGGTACGCAAGTCAAAGCACCCTGCAACTGACCACGAGGAGGCTATGGCACTCGGAGAACTCGCCACAGGCAGGGACTCCAAAGGCATCTTCCGTTTCAATCCTGGCAAAGAGGGAAAGAGCGTGCCCGACTACAATCCTTACACGATACGCAAGTGCAAGAGCTGCGACATCGCCAAGGGTAAACTGAATACCGCAAAGCCGTTCATTCCAGAGAATGAGATGTGTGCTGCGTGCAAGCTCATCAGGGCACAGTTGGAGGACAACATCGGAGCATCAAGGCGAATAGTCAGATACAACGAGGAGGAATGGGAAAGAACTTATATCTCCCCTAATGACAACGGGCTTGTCGCCACACAGTGGGAGCGCATCGCCGAATCGGAGGCAAGCAACTCCGAGCGTCAGAAGTTCGTCAAGGAGATGCGCATGTGCAAGGTGTTGGCCGATAACGGGCACGATGTGGAATATCTGCAGGGAGTAAACCGCCCAGCTGGTCAGACATACGACATCCATATGGATGGCATAAAAGCCGACTTGAAGTGTATTACTGGCGGTGCTGGCAATATAGTCAAGTACATAAAAAAGGCCTTGACGAAGCAAGGCGGTGAAGCGGTTATTCTGGAACTTCCGAATAGTCCTGGTGTAGAGTTCTACGAGGCATTGGCTGAAGCAAGAAGAAAATGCAGAGGCCGTATTTTATTCTACATTCAGGATGACAATGTCCTGAAAGAGGTAAAATAAAAATGGGACACCCATCGATGCCCCGTTGGCGGTACACGGTCACTGACCCTGTCCCTACACATTGCTGTGCACTGCAAAGATACAAACATTTTTTCAAATCCAAGCAATATGAACAAAATTATTTCATTTTTGAAAGAAAGCAACCGCTACAAACACCTTATCGGAGGCTTCTTTGTAGGGTTGCTTGCCTTGACACCCTGGACCGCTATTTATGCGGCTGCAGTAGCTGCTTCTTGCCTTGAACTCAAGGACAAGCTCAAAGGCTGCTACTGGGACTGGTTTGACTGGATCCTGACTGTTGTCGGCGGTGGAATTGCTGCCATTTTTTGGTTGTTCCTGTAGCCGACATTCTCGGAGTTCGTGTTTATTCAGTACCTTTGTAGCCGAATTGGTGGAGTTCCCCATAAGCCGTGTGGTTTATCGTGGCAACAACAACGCGAACTCGAATGGCGGTGTGTCGTACGCGAATGCGAATAACGATGCTTCGAACTCGAACGCGAATAACGGGTCGCGCCTGGCAAACAACCAAAGAATAAATATCGGCGTACAACACCGAGGACGTGTCCTCACCGTCGTGCCGAGGGGAGCAAGCCACAGCAACAGCAGTCATTGACTGGAAAGCTGAAAAATTGAATGGACGGGTAGAGTTTGGTAGGTCCTGACGGATTCGAAGAACTTGGGCCCAAGGAAGGAAGGCAACAGCCTCAAACTAACAGTATGCGAAGAGAAGGTTACATCATCAAGGAGATTGTGGACTACTCCAATATGGCGGAGTCGTTCAACCAGGTACTCCGTGGCAAAAAGCGTAAACGCTGCCGCCAGGGGAAGTATCTTCTTGCGCATCGGGAGGAGGTCATTCAGGAACTGGCCAAGCAGATTGCTGACGGCTCATTCAAAGTGAGCGGTTATCGGGAGAGGGAGATAATGGAGGGTGGCAAGCTCCGCCGCATTCAGGTTCTCTCTATGAAAGACCGTATCGCCGTTCACGCCATAATGGCAGTGGTCGACAGACACCTGAAAAAGCGGTTCATACGCACGACCTCCGCAAGTATCGAGGGACGGGGAATGCACGACCTGATGAAGTACATTCGCCGTGACTTACAGGAAGACCCCGAAGGAACACAGTACTGCTACAAGTTCGACATCTCAAAGTTCTATGAGAATGTGAAGCAGGACTTCGTTATGTACTGCGTCCGCAGGGTGTTCAAGGACAAGACGCTCATCAACCTGCTCGACGGGTTTGTCCGAATGATGCCTGACGGTATCAGTATCGGGCTCCGCTCATCACAGGGACTGGGCAACCTCTTATTGTCTGTCTATTTAGACCATTATCTGAAGGACAGGTACGGAGTCCGTCATTTCTACCGCTATTGTGATGACGGGGTCGTACTCGGTAACGCGAAATCGGAACTGTGGGAGATTCGTGATGCCGTCCACGAACAGCTGGAGCAAATCGACCTCAAGGTGAAAGCCAACGAGCGTGTGTTCCCAGTGGACGAGGGCATTGACTTCCTGGGATATGTCATCTATCCCGACCATGTGCGACTACGCAAGCGCATTAAGCAGAAGTTCGCCCGAAAGATGCACGAGGTAAAAAGTAGAAAAAGGCGGCGTGTTTTGATAGCAAGCTTCTACGGAATGGCAAAGCACGCCAACTGTATAATGTTGTTTAATAAATTAACAGGCAAAGAAATGAAATCATTTAAGGATTTGAATGTCGCTTACAAGCCCGAAGACGGCAAGAAGCGATTTGCGGGTGCGGTGGTAAGCATCCGCGAGTTGGTGAACCTGCCCATCGTAGTAAAAGACTTCGAGACTGGAGTGAAGACCAGTCAGGGCGAAGACCGCTGTGTCGTTGCCATCGAGGTGAACGGTGAGCAGAAGAAGTTCTTCACCAATTCGGAGGAGATGAAGAACATCCTCCAACAAGTGAGTGAAATGCCCGATGGCTTCCCCTTCGAAACCACCATCAAGTCGGAGACCTTCGGCAAAGGTAGAACAAAGTACGTCTTCACTTAGACGCACACAACATTTCAATGTATGAGAAGAATTGAAGGCTCTGCAGGGGTCAAATTGATAGAATGTACACACCCTGCAAAAAACAGATGGCATATCCGTTGGGATGTGCAGGAGAACGAGGACGGCTCGGCTACCTACATGGAGGAGGAGTTCAACCACCGACCTACTGAAGACGAGATAAAGAAGACCGTCGTCGACTGGATCAACGCCCAGACGGACGAGGCTATATTGTCAGGCTTCGAGTGGAACGGCATGCGTGTATGGTTGTCTGGAGAGAACCAGTTCAACTATAAGGCAGCGCACGACCTCGCACACCAAATGCCTGAAGCAGCCCTGCCTGTAAAGTTCAAGTTCGGCACGGACGATGAACCTTGCTATCACACATTCCAGACCGTGGAAGAACTGACGGACTTCTATGTGCAATCAATCAAGTATATTCAGGGGAAACTGGATATCGGTTGGGACAAAAAGGACGCTTTCAGTTTGGACTCATACCGAGTGTAGAACAACCCTTCGGGGGTGGGTAATAAAAAAGCCCCCAGCCTGTTAATCAGTCGTCTCACTTACTTATTAACACAACTACCATTCCTGGCATGGCTGGGGGCATAGACCCTTTTGCCACCAAGAATGGTAATTTTTTATGTGTGTGCCGAAGCACATAAATAAGTGAGACGGTGCAAAGATAGTAATTTTTAGGCTAATGAAAGTAATTGAGATACTAAATTTGAATAAGGAACTACTGAAAAAGTTCCAAACGGCAGGCATAAGAATGGAAGATGTGCAATATATCGACCTGTTTAACGAGTATCTGGCATTGGTTACTCAAGGTGAAAAGGTGTCGTACATTGTGGCCACACTTGCCGACAAGTACACCATCAGCGAACGCAAGGTGTACGACCTGATTAAACGCTTCAAAAGCGACTGCAATCTGCTTGCAGTGTAATCTGCAGGACTATGCCGTAAGCTTCGGAATTGCCGTACTACCTTTGCATACCATTTCAAATGTACGGCTATGAACAAGTATCACCAAATCCTGCACAAGGTGCTTGCATCGGGCAAGAACCAGACGAACAAGAAGGGGAACATCCGCTACTTGCTCAACGAACAACTGTCATTAACGCCAGCCGACCTGCTCGACATATTTGAGGGGCACGGCATAGCACGCAAGAAGCTCCGCTCCGAACTCCAGCTGTTTATGCAAGGGGAACGCAATGTGGAGAAGTACCGCGATGCTGGTATCAACTGGTGGGACTACTGCGGCTCCATCCTCGTAAACTCTTATCCAACCTACTTCGAGAAGCTGCCGCCTCTCATCGAGAAAATCAACAGAGAGAAACGAAGCAGCAAGAACTATGTGCTGTTCCTCGGGGCGACAAACGCCGAGAGCAACCAGGCACCCTGCTTGAGTCTGGTACAGTTCCAGATCGACGAGGGCGAACTGGTGGTGTCAGCATACCAGCGCAGCTCCGATGCCAACCTCGGACTCCCTGCAGATATTTACCACCTCTACCTTATGGCACGACAGATAGACCTGCCTTTGAAATCAATCACGCTGTTCCTTGGTAATGTTCACATATACCAAAACAACATAGAGAAGACCGAGTCGCTGCTGGGAGGCAACGACAATGTAAAATTTGAATTAAACACATAAATGAGAAAAAACTATCTGTCAGCCCCTCTGCCATTTGTGGGGCAAAAGCGTATGTTCGCACGCGAGTTCATCAAGGTGCTCGAGCAATATCCCGAGGATACCGTCTTCGTGGATCTGTTCGGTGGCTCTGGGCTATTGTCGCACATTGCCAAGTGCCAGAAGCCAAATGCCACCGTCGTATATAATGACTTCGACAACTACCGCCTTCGCCTGGAGAACATACCCCGAACCAATGTCCTACTCGCTGACCTGCGTGCCATCGTGGGCGATATGCCGAAACACAGCTGCATCAAAGGGGAGAAGCGAGACCTCATATTTGCCCGTCTGGAACAGGAAGAGCGAGAGTATGGTTATATAGACTTCATCACCGTATCCTCCGCTCTTATGTTCTCGATGAAGTACAAACTGAGCATTCCCGAAATGAAAAAGGAGGCCCTCTACAACAACATACGCAAGGCGGACTATCCTCCATCGGCGGACTACCTCGAGGGTATCACCATCGTCTCGGCTGACTACAAGGAGGTATTCAGGCAGTACAAGGACACCCCGAACGTGGTGTTCCTGGTTGACCCGCCATACTTGAGTACCGAGGTCGGGACATACAGCATGTATTGGAAACTGGCGGACTACCTCGATGTGCTTACCATCCTGGCAGGACATCAGTTCATTTACTTCACCTCAAACAAGTCCTCCATCGTAGAACTCTGCGACTGGCTCGGCAAGAACCCGACCGTGGGCAACCCGTTCAAGAACTGCCGCAAGGTGGAATTCAACGCCACAATGAACTACAATGCCCACTATACGGATATGATGTTCTACACCCAGAAGGAAGAGCAACATCGCATCGCCGCCTAAAGGCGTTTTAACGCCGTTCTAACGCAACGAAAAGAGCGTCCCAAGCAAATAGCCAAGGACGCTCTTTTCGTGTGGATATGGGCTAAATATGCCGCACACCGCGCAACCTGTAAACCTCTACGCTTTCCACAATCTCCTCGTGGTCGTGATTCGTGTAGGTTTCCGCCAAATGCAGGGCGTGGAACTTCTCTCCAGCAAGCCCATCGATGACCTTCTGTATCTTCTCTGAATAGTCGAATACTGCCAACGCTGCATCCTGGTCTGAACTGCCGTCTGCAGCAGAACCTTTCCAGTCGGTCACGATGTGAAGCTTCACAAGTCCAGTGCCACGCTGGGTCTTGCCACCCGTAGTCTGCTCCCAGGTTATCGGGCAAATCTCGATAAATACTGCAGGGCGTTCCCAAGCCTCCTCCTGCTCGATGAACTCCACATTGCGGTTCCACAAGTCTATGTGCTTAATCTCTCCATCGCCTATGCTTCTCAACTTCTCGCACAGGGCTTTGTATAACTCTGTTCTCATACCTTGAAATCGTGATTGAAATACTCTGTCAAATTCTCCTCTATAATCTCACGCACCGACTGCTCAACTTCGGGGGAGTGCCCCAGGAACTGACGGCGCGGGATCTTGATTGTGCTGCCGACCTTCATCAGAGCGAGGTGCTTCCAGAACTCGGCTTCAGCACTCAACTGGATGGTGCGCTTGTCGTTTCTCCGCTCCCCGTTCTTTTTTCGTCCGAATGAACCTGTGGAGGAGTAATACTTCGCCCAGAAGAACCGCTTCATCTTGGCGGTAACTGTTATCTCTCCACCCTCATTGTGGATTTCCGCGTGCGGTTCGTCCGAATAGAAGGTGATGCTGCTGTCTGTGGACTTACTGCGTATGCTCTTACGGAGACCGCCCGTATCAATCAAAATGGAGCCGCCAGGACGAGTCGGGCTCTTGCGCCTCTGCCATGCTTCCGAGAAGAAGCCCTGCCGCTCAAAATTGCGGTCAAACTCATCTGACAACTCCACCCGAATATCTTTGAGGATATTGCGGAAAACCTGTTTCATGTCATTGTTCGCCATAGTCAAAATCTAAAAACATCTGCACATCACCTGGCACCTCATTTTTAGGCTCACACGAGGCGTGAAGTATGTTGTAGAAGGTTCGTTCGGATATACCATAAACAGGATATACGAACCTGCGCCATATTTCGCGGTTAGGAAGCCCGCGTTTGGCATGCTCATCGTATATCCTATTTATATCTGTCACTCTCTTTTGATAACTTACTCCACGCCTCTTGGCCATAGGTTAGTTCTGATTATCGGTTTACACGTTTAGGGGCTGAAGGGTTGTATGGACGTATGTCATAAGTGATTTTTGCACTGACTGTCACACGCCCAGTTCCGCCGCATTGGTCACATACCCATTCCTCCCCTGTATGGGGATCTCGCTCAATGCCTGTGCCGCGACACTTGCGGCACAGGGCTACTTTCGGTTGTTTTTCTACTTCCTGGATCATATCTTCAACTTTTAGGATTCTGTCATACCAAGCGGGATAGGTTTCCACATCCCGTTCTCGTTCTTGATTTCCGCACGGATGAACTTCTTGCTCACCTCGGGTTGATAACTCTCCTCGATGATGCGTACACCTTCAAGGAATCGTTCATCCCCAGTATCCTGCGCAACCTTTCGGAGCTGGACTATTCGGCTTGCCTTCAGTGTTCCTTTGGCATCACGAGCCAACAGACGGAACACCATGTTCACCAATGCCTCGGTCTTCTCATCATTGGCAAGGCTGGAGATGTACTCCTTCACAATGGCAATACCATCTTCAACTGTATCACGGTACCCATCGGTCACATACACACCAATGGTGATGCGTTTGTTGCCTTCGCTGTTGGTGAAGGTGTGGCTGCGCTGATCATCCTTGACCTTCGTCTTGAACAACTCGCTCTTCATCTCAAGTATGGTCTTGAAGTTATCCATTACCTGAGCCTTGCTGTTCTTGATGTCTCCGCTTATCGCCAACAGGATAGGAATACAACGCTCTATCTCCTCATCAACGAGGTCGCGGTACTGCTCACGCTCTGCCTGTGCCTTGGCTTCAGCAGCCTTTTTTTCTTGGTCTCTTTTGAAGGCAGCGAACTGTGCTTGCTCTTCAGCCGTCATTTCAACGGTGGTGGTTTTGTTCTCGTTCATAGTGGTAGTATGTTAATCTAACTTCTTGAATAACGAATTCATTGCGTTGCTACAGTTTTCACGTTCATTGAACGCTGCATAGAGCACTGCAAGTGCAATCTCAAAAAGGGTGTCGGCTGTTACCTTTCCCAAAAGAAGGGGGGCTACAAGCATTACCTTCACTAACTTGGCGATGTATCCGCCTACTGCTTTCAAATTCTGTTTCATTGTCTTAAATTTTATTGGTTGTCATTTTCGTAATCCTGCATTTCACAATAGTCATCGATTGACATTGCTTCGTGTTGGGCGTATGCCCAGTCTGCGAGTTCGCTGAAGAACTGTGCAGCTTCGTCCCGTTCCATACCGAGGGACGCTTCGGTTGCCTGTTGCTTCAGGGCTTTCAGTTTGTTGTCCATAGTCTTAACATAAATGGGTGTTACCGCCTATCGGAATGAAGTAGGTAATCTCGCCCGTTGGTTGAACTTCCTTTTTCTGTTTCAGTCCCCCTTTGCGCTGGATGGCACGAAGCTTCTCCGAAAGCGCATCGAGTTCTTCAATGGTCAAGCGTCCGAAGACCTTGCCCGAAATTCGCTGGTCCTGGCAGAAGGCATTGATACGCGTCCAGTCGGTGGTATCAATTCCCAACTTCTGCATCAGCTTCAGACAAAGGCTGCGTTTCTTCTTCTGCTCATCTTTGCGACCTGTCAAACGCTCAATAGCCTCACAACAGGCTTCATACTCTGTCCTGGTCATCTCTCGGAGGCTGTCGGTTCTGTTCCAGGTCCACTGCCTCACGAGGTCACGCTTCATATCTTCTCGATCACCACTACATGGCAACAGATTGAACGATGCGTAAAAGCGTGCGAAATTGGTTACTTCCTGTGCCATAGTTTTACAATGCTTTTACTTTACCCTCTACTGTAACCACAGCCCCAGCAACAAACATTGCAAGCATCTCTTGTGGTGTTACACCCAGCGAAGCAAACGAGTCACTTTTCAATATCACATCTTCCGATGTCATAACTTCCCAAGCTTTCTCCACCTCGTCCTTGTCGTGAGAGCTCGTTCCAAGCAGGAAGAGGACATTGTCATAATCCTTACGGTCAAATTCAAAGACCACTCTTACTTTCTGATTGTCTGCCATAATTATTCTCCTTTCGATAATTGAAATCTTGTTGCCATTACTTGCTTGTTGCACTCTGGGCAGCACTCGCCCCCGTGCTTCACTGGGTGCGGGTTGTGTCCGTAGCCTGAATGTGTCTCGCCACAGATGCAGCATACATATTCACGGCTTGACTTCTGCCCCTCGAACATCACCTTGATGCCGCAACTGCTTGCCACATCAAGCTCCAGCTTCGCGCCCTTTGAGAGTTCCCAGCCGTTGAGCATATAGATGTAGTCACAGCCCACGAGCAAAGCAATGTCCGCCTTCATGTGCGCCATCCAATGGGCCTCTGCAGGGACACCGTTCTCAAAGGGGTTCACAGGTTCAAAGCCCTGCTCCTTCAATCGGAGAGCAGCTGCTTCAAATGTAGCCCGTCGCTCTTCCATTCCGTAGTGGGCTATCGCACCACTGATGTAAACTTTCTTCTTCATCTCACTCTATTGTTAGTTGAACATTAAAATTGAATTCCTTACATAGTCGCCTTATCTGTATGACCTTCATCGGGTCCTTGTCGTAGGCGAAGTATATCTCTCTTGCCTTGGTGTTGCACCGAACTCCCTTCTTGCGTAGCCTATACAGGAGATTCGTCCGCCGTTTCAGTCTCGGGTCCATCGTTTAGCGTATTATAAACTTCAACTTCCTTCTCTTCCCAGATACTGTAATAAGCACCCACCTGACCAGCATATCGTCCTTGGCAATAGGCTCGATAACCTTGCGTGCGAACTTTCACACCAGCCTTATACTTCAGCCTGATTGCTGGTTTGCCGAGGGGCTTACCTTTGTCCTCCTGGCTGATGAAGATGAATGTCTTCTTCGGGAAGCGTTCTATGAGTTCTGCGGTAAGTTTATATTCCCAACCAGCTTCATAAGCCTCTTGATAACTATCGACTATGATAAACTTGGCACTTTTGGGCTTTGCCAGTCGTTTGCCCAGCTCTTCTATATCGCCATCAGTTATGATACGGAAAGAGCCTTGGACCTCGTTCATCTTGAAACGCTCGAGACGCTTCTGCATAGACAATCCGACACCTTCCTCAAGAGAGACATACAGCACGGAGCCGATACCACAAAGCATCTTGGCAAGCTGCATCACGAAGGAACTCTTACCGCTGGCACTGGGTCCAGTGATGAACCAGGTATCACCCTGTTCAGGCTCTCCGAACACCTCTTTCCACTTGCCAGTAAACGGCAGCACCTTGTGGTTTATGCTTGCAACATCTTTCGGACTGTATGCTCTCTTTGCCATCGCTTACGCCATTTTCAGTTTCTCAATCTCCGTATATACACGGCGGAGTCCACCGTTAGTCTTACGCACAAGGGTAGCGATATCGGTACCTGCAGGGGCATTCACCTTCGCCACGGCACAAGCCTGGTCCTTCAGGAACTTCTCACGCTCCTTGCCATCATCGGGTGTCACCTTGCTGTATCTGTCACCGTAACGGCTCAACATCTCGGTGTAGCCCACCTTCTGGTGCTCTATCGAGCGTTCTATCTTCGCCTTCAGGCCATCGGCACCCATCATATACCAGGCGCAACATCTCTCGGTAGCGTTCCACAAGGCTTTGAGCTCAAGGAACGCCTCATACTGAAGGTCGCCAGCTTCATCAAGAATGATAAGGGGAGTTTCGATAGAACGGAGGTAGTACACAAGATCCTCGTAAACATCGCCGTATCTGCCGTTGCTGTTCACGCCAAACTCACTGGCTATCTTACGCACCAGCTTCAGCTTTGTCTTCACCTGTGAGCAGTCCACATAGATTGCGTTACGGTGTCCTTGTACATAGTAGCGTGCGGTGAAGGTCTTGCCGATATTCGGTATATCGCAAAGGATAGCACTCAAGCCGCTCTGCTGGCAAGCCTCCAACTGTATAGTGATAAAGTCGAAGGTGGCAGTCTTGGCAGCTTTCCACTCCATACCGCCTCGGAGGTTTACACCCAGACGGCGGGCAATGGTTATCCAGTTGGCATCGCTCAACGCCTTGTCGGTCTGACCATTCTTGATGGCACTGTAAACCGAGGTAGAGATACCCAACGAAGCAGCGTGCTTCGCATCGCTCGGGTAGTTTGCACGGTTGGCTGCTATCGCCTCCAATATCCGTTTCTTGTTGTCTGCTGTAATCATTGTCTCAAACTTATTTTAATGTTATTCTAATGCTGCTCTAAAGGGATTCCAACGCACTTGGGACGTGGTAAGTAACCGCCTCTTCTGGTTCGCCCAGTGTCGGGAGTTCCAGAGCTTCAACCGCCACCTCGATAGGCTGCTCCACCTTTGCCACCCCTACAGGGACAATGGCATTGCGGTTCACATAGCCGTTGAAGTCCGCTATCTTCTTCTGCTGGGCAACGAATATCTCCCTGTCCTCATCCGTCTGTTCGGCATCGGCAGTGTTGAAAGTGCCGACATCCTCGAGCTTGTCAATCAGGCGGTCACTCTGGAAGATATACACATCGGTCACCTCGCCCTCATCATTGGTCAGATAATAGGCATCCACTTTCCAGTTGTTGGGTTCCAGTTTTTCAATGACCTCGGTCTTGCTCAACCACCAGTCCTTATAAGCCACCTTGCAGTAGCTGTTACGGCGTATGGTTGTCGGTACCCGTTCACCTATGAAGCGTGCCCATACAGACTTATCCATTGGCTGGAGGGTCGGGTTCATATTCGCCTCAAGAACCTGCCAGCGTGTCATTCCTGGATACTTCTTCTGGTTAGGGTGCAGGGAGTGGTTGAACTCCTGAATGTCGCGCATATCGTCAGCGATCAATTCATCCCAGGTGTAATACTGCTTATCCTCGTAGGTGTCGTTTGCCGCATCAAACACCTTCTTCGACTCGGTACGGTAGGCACGCCCTTTGGCATAGAAGCGACCAATACCGAGGTGGTTCTTGTGCTCAATGCTACGCTTCTTTGCTCCGTTCAAAGGCTCGGCATACTTCTCCTGCGAGTTCATAGGAGCACAGAAGCGGACGAACGGGAACAACACTCCAGCCTTGAGGAAGCTATCACGCCATTGGCTCATAAGGTGGTTCTCAACCTCCACTTGTGCAGGACAACCCCAACCGTGGCGCTCTATCAATCGGAACATCGAGCGGAAGCAGTCTGTCACGAGGTCCACATTCTTGTAGCGGTTATATGCAAATCCCACCACGCACTGACTCGCCACATCGTAGGCATAGTATGCTTTCGGGCGGATCTTCGTGTCTGCCAGCTTACGGGGAAGGTCGCGGTCATCGAATGACACCTTCGAGAATGAGAACTCAGGAGCGTGACGGTGAACGTGTGGCATCTGCTCGTGCATAAAGGTTGTGTACGACATCTGACGTTTATCTATCACGACACGATTCTTCGGCATATTAAGGTAGTTCGCAATGGTGCTTTCGCTCAGGCTCAACGGTTCACCGTTTTTGTCAGTCCAGTCTTCGGGGTTGAGAACTTCCCCTGTGTCATAAGCCCACACCTCCAGTTCGCCGCATACGAAAGAGTTGTACATCTCCCAGACGCTGGTGTTGAACGGCTTGTTGGGGAGTACCGCAATCGAAAGGATAAGACGCTCGGTCTTGTGGTCAACCTTACGGCGGCTCTGGTTGCCGAACTTGCCACTGATAAGGCAAGCATAGCCCTCTGCCTGGTACTCGTTCACCTTCTTGCGGAAACGGAGCATACTTGTGGGCAAGGTGTGGTTGGTCTTCATTCTGTAACCCTCCACCGCCTGGGACATCATCGACCAGTCATACTTCAGCCCCATCGTCTTATGTATCGCCTTGGCATTGTTATACAAGCGAATGCAAGCGTTCAGCACACTGGCATTGGCAACATACTCGGCTACATGGGCATCGGTGGCATGGTCGTGTCCACACATGTTTCTCCAGTCAGCAAAATAGGCAACGGCAGCCTGGTCTATCTCATAGTTGGCATCCAGCCAGGCAAGCAGCACCTCAAGAGACGGGTCGGGATACAAGGCTTTCACCTTATCCTTGTAGGTATCAGGGAGGCTGCTTACGGATACAAGGGCGTAGCCACTTCTACCACCACGGCGTACCACATCAATGCGCCCACGAGCGGATAGCTGCTTGTAGTTGGGGATAGACATAATGCCCCCATCCACAAGTTCACGCGCTGAAATGCAAAGTGTATTACCGTAGTATTCCATAAAGCCCTCCTTATCTCAAGGTCATCGCCCAGTTTTGAATGCTCTCAAGCTCATCACACATCACTTCGTCAAAGTGCTTTACCTTCACACCTTTGAAGAATACAGCACCGCCCTTTGTCGCCTCTGTCTTGCCGATTTCCAGCATAGCACCATTTGGAAGATACTGGTGCATATAGCCGTCATGGTCAAAAATGGTTTCTAAAACAGGAACCTTTGTCATCAGAATACCATAGTTCGCAAAGGCAGCTTTACGGATCTTGCAAGCAAGTTCACTATCACTCTCAAAGGTTAGGGCCTTCCATATCATTACGGAAGTGCAGTTGAATACCTTCATCAATTTTTGACGGGTCTCCTTAGTTACATGAATGTATCGTCCCATATCTCACTTATTTTTATTACTTTTACAGCGGTTTATAAATTGATTGTTATGAATACCGAAATGATTCTGCTAAAAGCGCAAGTTCAAGCAATGCGCAACTATTTCACTTCTCTGCTTCCTGTTTTATTAAAGGGCAACAAGAGCAAGGTTTGGCTCGCGAAATATCTGATGTGGCAGTTCGAGAGGGAGCTTCTGGCACCATTCTCATATACAGATAAGCTCGATTCTCTTGAGAAAGAGAAGATAGATCACCGACGCTTCCAACTGCAAGTTCTGATGGACGTAGCATATATTCAGGGGCATCTCGAAGAACACGGCATAACAAGGATAATAAGTTCTGACGCTGCTGCTCGAGCTCTTGACATATACAACAGTTCTCAGGGGTGTGAGGAGACAATGCTTCCTCTAATTGACAAGATCTAAAGTTATCCATAGTCTTACTTATTTTAGGTTATCCTTGATATACTCTCTATCCTCTTTCCAAAGGTGATAGCCCATCTTGATTTTATGAAGGATAGCAGCCTTTTGTCCTACAATCCGAATGGCTTCTTTGTAAAAATCGCTATCTTCATAAGCATCAGCCTTACCAATGAGGAACCACGCAAGTTCCTCCATTTTGTCATGGCAGTCATCAACCTCGTTGTTACGTTCCTCAAGCATACCGTTAAGTAGTATGCTCTGTTTGGTCAATTCAATCGTCAAAGGATTGTTACCTGTCTGTACCCAACGTCTGCAGAACTCATTTTTATCCATATTAGGAACTGCGTAGTACATTTTCTCAATGTTGCGGTATTCCTCTTCTGTTACCTTGCGACCTGTGAGGTCTTGAAACTCTTGTTGTGTCATTGTCTCTCTTATTTATTGGTTCGTAAATTCTTTCAACTCGGCAAATTTTCGTATCTTTGTCCGCGCGTTAATTGATTAACACGGTGCAAATATAGTATGAAATTCTCATACTACAAAATATATTGATGGATTTTTTCATACTTTTAGTGAGACATGAGTGAAAATATCAGATTTATCGAGGTAATAGAGAGCCTAAAGCAAATGGGGGCGGTGAGCGACTATGTGCAGATTGCAGCTGTTTTAGAAACAAACAAGGCAAGCATCAGCGATATTAAGAGCGGGAGAAAGAAGTTATCTCTTGAAATCTTGCGCCGTATGAAATTATCATACCCAAATGTCAATATCGAGTGGGTTATCATGGGGGAGGGCGAAATGTTTCACACTCAACTACAAACCACACAAACAACAGGTTTTGAAGACAAATTATTAAATGTTATACAAGAAAAGGATTCTGTCATTCGAGAACAAGCGGAGGAGATAGGGCAACTGCGTGAGCGGATAGCCCAGCTTCAGCGTGAAAAAGGAAAAAATGCTTCGGATGCCCAGACTTCGGACATTGCAAATGTAGGGTAACACATCTTCGGATCATCTGGGGTGGTCATAAGGGCTCCCTGTAACGAAGCGTATGTACCCCGTACCCCCCAAATACCCCATATTAGGGTAGGGTACCCCCCTCTAATAACCATAAAACCCCGTAGAAACCGCATTCTAACGGGGTTTTTACATTATTTGAGCGCAAAAACCTATATCGCAAATGGGCAGTTTCCCCCACCTTACCCCTTCAAAACGGCAAGTTCCCTCCCCTCTATCACCCCCCTCCAAAACCCCGAATGTGTAACCCCTATTTTTGAAAAATGTAACCCCTAACTGTAACCCCAATAGTAACCCCAAAGCCAAAATCGGGCATTTTTTGCCCCTCTACCCCACCCCACTCCAGCCGCCATTCAAAGCACGTTCGAACCCCATTCCAACAGAGCCAGCACAAAGCCCATAAAAGCCCCAAATACGCGCTCAAACCGCTCCACACAAGGGTTTTACCGTCTGCACACAAAAAAGGCCGCAGGTGCAAACCCACAGCCTCATAGATGTAAACCAGACGCAAACCTGCGCCTCCGTTTATGCCGTCAAAATTAAACCGAAATTAAACCAATGTAAACGCTTCGTTTTGTGCCGCTCAACAGAGCAAACCAACCTAACCAACTGAAACACAAAGCAATTAACCCTCAAAAGGCTCTACCCTACATTATACACTTCGTTCTGTGCCCCGTAAGAGTGTGGAGTTAGATTTCGTCTCCTAAAACACTTTCTATATGTCTGTAATATTTCTGATTACACCACAAAATTAGAAAATTTTTTCTAAAAGAACAACACTCTTATGGGGCATTGATTGACTACAATACAAAAAAATACCCTCTCACGCATCGCAAGAGGGAAAATTCTAAATATTATTTTTTTTAATTTTTCTCTATATTATATTTACCATATTTATAATAGAGCGCTCGGCAGCCTTACGGGTCTGTTCATCCATTGTTATCTCTGGAGACTCATTCTCAAGGCAGGCGATGATGCTCTCAAGGCTCACCATCTTCATATATTTGCACTCGTTACAGCCACAGGTGGAGTCAATAGCAGGTGCAGGGATAAACTCCTTATCTGGATACTTACGGCGCATTTCGGCAAGAATTCCCGCCTCGGTGACTACGATAAACTGTTGTGCCTCACTCTTTCCGCAATAGTCCAAGATGCCCGCTGTAGAGCCTACATAATCTGCCACAGCAGCTACTGCAGCCTTGCACTCTGGATGGACAACCACCTTAGCCTCTGGGTACTGCTCCTTCAGTGCCAAAATGCCCTCAAGGGAGAACTGCTCATGCACATGGCATGCACCATCCCACAGCACCATATTATCTCTACCAGTGAGTCCCTTTATATATCCGCCTAAAATTCTATCTGGCGCGAAGATAATAGGTTGCTCACGAGGTATACTCTCAACGACCTGCAGTGCATTTGAAGATGTGCAGCATATATCGGTCAGAGCCTTAACGCCGACAGTGGTATTTACATAGCTAACGACAAGGTGGTTGGGATATTGAGCCTTAAAGGCCGCAAAAGCCTCCGCATCGCAAGACTCGGCAAGAGAACAGCCCGCCTCAGGGTTTGGTATAAGCACCTTCTTATCGGGCGAGAGCACCTTTGCAGTCTCAGCCATAAAGTGCACGCCGGCAAAAAGTATAACTTTTGCCTCAATATCCTTAGCCTTGACAGATAGGGCGAGCGAGTCGCCAAGAAAATCTGCCACAGCCTGCACCTCTGGCGTGGTATAGTAGTGGGCAAGGATCACTGCATCCTTCTCTTTTTTGAGTTGCGCTATACGAGCGGCAAGCGCGGCGAAGTTGTCAACCAT